TAGAAAAGGTAAGAGAACAAAGAATGTCATCGCCAACATACGCGGTCAGTTAGTTCTCGGGGGAAATAATTAGAAGTGTGTAAAGGGAGAGCTAATAATGCTATCAGCAAGTGAAGTAACAGCTTTAGGTGAGTCAGTTGACAATGTCTTTAGGGGCAACGGCGATGGCTCTAGGTCAGTAACATGTCAACTCCAGGGCGAAAGTCTTATTCTAAGATTCCAAACAATTGTTCACTTCGCAGGGGAGCAGTCCCTTCGATCTCAGGTGGATTCAATTGCTCAGGAGTCTGTGGATATTCTCTCTGCCAAGGTAAAGAGTATGAAGGAATCTTTTAAGTCTGTGACAGGATCAACTCTGAAACTTGAGGAGCTATCCAATCAGGATAACATAGAGGTAATTCAAGCCACCGCTGGATCTCTCCGTAAGGTCGCGTACTATCGTCGACATGCGGTGATGGCGGTAAAGAATTGAGATGTCACCTGTCAATAAGCAACGACAAATAAAGGAGATAGTTCGATGTGGTAAGGATCCCGTGTATTTTCTCAATAAGTACGTAAAGATCCAGCATCCCACTAGAGGACTTATCTCCTTCGACACATATCCATTCCAGGATGATTGTATCAAAGACTTTGTAGATCACAGATTTACTGTGATCCTCAAATCTAGGCAATTAGGAATATCCACACTCAGTGCAGCGTACGCGGCTTGGCTAGCCATCTTCTACAAGGACAAGAATGTGCTTGTTATCGCAACAAAGCTAAGTGTTGCGATGAACTTTATAAAGAAGGTAAAGGTGGCTATCCGGACTCTTCCAAAGTGGCTTATTCTTCCTGAAATTGTCTCCAACAATAAGCAATCTATTGAGTTCAACAATGGTTCCGTGATTAAGGCGATTCCAACATCTGACGATGCCGGCCGATCCGAAGCCCTTTCTCTTCTAATTGTGGATGAGGCTGCCTTTGTTCGTAACTTTGATGACCTGTGGATGGGTCTGTATCCCACACTAAGTACGGGCGGTCGGGCGATTGTCTTATCAACTCCCAACGGTGTGGGAGGTCAGTATTATGATCTGTATATGAAGGCTGCCTCAGGTGAGAATGAGTTTCATCCTATAAAACTTCCGTGGGATGTGCACCCGGAGAGGGGCGATGTCTGGCTAGAGAATGAATGTAAGAATCTATCCAGTAAGCAAATAGCCCAGGAGCTAATGTGCGACTTTGCAGCTTCAGGTGAGACATTCTTGAATGCCGAGGATATTGAGCGGCTCAGAAGTTCTATACGTCATCCCATGGAGCGCTGGGGTCCGGACATGGGTGTCTGGGTGTGGAAATATCCCCTGAGTGAACACAAATATATCATATCTGCTGATATTTCTAGAGGAGATTCTGGAGATTATTCGACCTTTCATGTAATCGACACAAATGAGTCAGAGGTGGTCGCTGAGTATAAGGGAAAGATACCGCCTGATCAGTTTGCAATTCTTTTGAATGAGGCAGGGATGAGGTATCATAAGGCGGTCCTCTGTCCTGAGAATAACACATATGGCTATGCAGTGATTATGAAGCTGGTGGAACTAAACTATCCTAATTTGTACTACAAAAATGAGAAAGATAAGTTTGCCGCAATGTACTCTGGAGAAAACAATATACACAAGGCGGGCTTCACAACAACAGGAGCTTCAAGAGCCCAGATTCTCACAAAACTAGAGGAAGTTCTAAGAAACGGTCACGTAAAAATTACTTCCTCGAGATTTTATGAGGAGATGAAGACATTCATATGGAAGGGTTCAAAGGCCCAGGCACAAAGGGGCAGCAATGATGACTTAGTGATATCACTGGCCATAGGTGTATGGCTTTATGATACGTCTCCAAAGTATAATAAGCAGTCCGTCGATGTCAATCAAGCAATGCTCGGCGCGTTTGGAGTAAACAGAAATCGTGTAGATGAATCTGTCATCAAGCCGTGGGCAACAGGAACGCCTAAGAATCCGTATCAACCCATGATTTTGAACGATATTCCAGATCCATCCGGATCCATGGGCAATGCCCTGGGTGATTTGAGCTGGCTTACGGATTGAGGATTGGGGTTTATTTAGGAGATTCTTGAAATAGAATTCTATTTATAGCAGAGGCAAAAACAAAACATGGCACCCAAACAACAAAATCTATTCAAGAGACTGACTCAATTATTCCGCTCTGGTCCGGTAATCAAGCGAAAGGTGAGATCAATCTCTCAGCAGGGCCCAGGAGCATCATCTGCCCTAGAGGTTTTTCGTCGTGCACACAGTGATGTATACAACTCCACTCTTAGCGCATATGGATCATTTGATAGGATGTCCAGATACAGCGACTTTAGTGAGATGGAGTCAACCCCAGAGATCGCCTCAGCTCTGGACATCTATGCTGAGGAGTCCTGCTCCCCCGATGCAAATGGAAATGTCCTTCATGTTTTCTCTGAAAATAGAAGGGTACAGGAAATACTTGAGACCCTCTTTTATGATACATTGAATATCGAGTTCAATCTAGTCATGTGGGTGAGAAATCTTTGCAAGTATGGCGACTTCTTCCTCTTTAATGATGTGTCGCCGGAGTACGGTGTAATAAACACGTATCCAATATCCATATCTGAAATTGAGAGGGAGGAGGGATTCGACCCAGACGATCCTGCTGCTGTTAGATACAGGTGGCTTACACAGGGTAATCAGGTGTTGGAGAACTGGCAGATAACACACTTTCGTCTTTTGGGAAACGATGCATTTCTTCCATACGGATCCTCTGTATTAGAGTCAGCAAGGAGAATTTGGCGACAGCTAATTCTAATTGAAGACGCGATGTTGGTTTATCGAGTAATCAGATCGCCAGAGAGGAGAGTATTCTATATCGATGTGGGTAATGTCCCACCGGAAGATGTTGCCAATTATCTGGAACAGGCCCAGTCTTCTTTAAAGAGAAGCCAGGTGATTGATAAGGACAACGGTCAGGTGGACCTTCGATATAATCCAATGAGTGTGGATGAGGACTACTTTTTGCCAGTCCGAGGTGGTGAGTCCGGGACCAGAATTGAGACCCTAGCCGGAGGAACTAACACATCCGCAATTGAGGATGTAGAGTACATTCAAAAGAAGTTATTTGCTGCACTAAAAATTCCAAAGGCATACCTTGGATACGATGAGGATATAGGTTCCAAGGCAACTCTGGCACAAGAAGACATTCGCTTCTCTAGGACAATTCAGAGAATTCAGAAGACCATTCTGGCGGAACTCAACAAGATGGCAATGATTCATTTGTATGCCCATGGTTATGAAGGTGAGGATTTAATTGATTTTGATATCAAGCTAACTAACCCCTCGTCAGTGGCTCAGCAGCAGAAGTTAGAGCTAATTAGGGCAAAATTTGAGATTGCTGGAACCGCACCGGAAGGCATGGTTGACCGGGCATGGATTCGAAAGAATGTTCTAAACCTATCCGATGAGGATATTAGCAAAATTCTTGAAGGTGTAATTGAGGACAAGATGTCCGATCTTGCTGTTGAAGCCACGTCCCTTGAAGAAGAAGGGGGCGAAGGCGGAGAAGAGGGCGGCGGAGAAGAAGCAGGCGGAGAAGAAGCAGGCGGAGAAGAGGGCGGTGATCTATTTGGAGCAGATATAAAGGATGGCCCAATTTTAGCAACATTGGGTGAGACCGACAGCCCTAGACTTATTTCAGATGAGGAAGAAGAGGAGGATGATGATGAGATAGAGATCTTGTCCATGGATGATGATGAGGCACCTGCAAAAGCTCAGAAGCAAATTAGAAATGCATTCAATGAGCCCATAAAGAAGAGTCGAAGGGTTACAGCAGGTCCAGAAGCCACACACATGCCCGATTTTGTCAAAATGACTGGAGTGGGTCGCACCGGAAGGACACAGGATAGTCTCAATAAGCCGTTTGATGATGATTGGATCAAGAACCCATTCAAAGAGTCAATGTTCCCAAGAACACCAGGTATGGATCAATTCCTAGATAGAAAGATAAGTCAGAACGTTAGGATGACGAAAGAGATAGAGTCAACATTAAGTAAGCTAGGTGACTCGATAGGTATATCTCGGGCAGAGATCCTATCAGAGGGCAATGAAAATCCCACAGAGATCTTGGATATCGATATTTCCCTAGATAATGATGGAGAGGAAGTCTAAAATGAGTAAATCCCACAATAAAAAGAGAAATGTAGGAATCATATATGAACAACTATTGAGATACATCTCTGTGGCATTAGTTGAGGGCGACAAGGGCGCCGTCAAAGAGGCTTCTGGGATTCTCAAGAGACATTTTGTTCCCGGTACTAATCTATACCGGGAGTTTCGACTTTTTAATGCCCTGGTGAAGACCACAGTGGATACTGAAACACTGGCAGGTAGAATATTGTCTGAAGCAAAATCAGCTGCTCTAAAGTTTGATGCTCAGGGATTACGTAAGGAGAAGTCCCAGCTAATCAAGGACATCAACCATACCCTTGACGATAGCTCATTCTACTACCAACGTGTTGATGAGTACAGATCATATGCAACAATACAAACACTTCTAAACGACTGGCGCAAACGAGATCAAACTAGTCTATCTAGAGTTGTTGACTATGAGAACAAAGTCATGAAGTGGCTCATAACAGAGAAAAATGAAAAGCCGCTAGATCAGCATGCTGACAGAAATGTGAGTCGTCTATCTGTCAGGATTATGACAGAGAAGTTCAATAAAAAGTATGGTGCAATCCTCAAGAAGGGGCAGGCGGAGCTCATTCAAGAATATGTGTTTTGTGTGGGAAATGGTAACCCGGAAAAATTTGCCAATCGCCTCGAAGAGTTGAAAAGACATGCGCTTTCAGAGTTGAGAAAGTATGAGATCTCATGTGACAATAAAATATTGAATGAAAAGATGGTGCATGTAAAGGGTGTGCTCCAGGAACTTGATACCTCTGTGGTAAATGATGAGACCCTTTCAAAATACTTACTAGTAAGCAAGCTCAAATCAGAGCTCATGGAGACCGATAATGGGTAGTATGAGACTTTTAACAGACTGGACTCCCTTTGAGTACACCCCTAACATGATCAAAGAATCACGGGATTCCAATGATGGAAAGGTGGTAATGAAGGGTGTACTTCAAAAGGCGGAGACCCTGAATCAAAATGGTCGTGTGTATCCAAGAGCGATTCTCGAGCGTGAGGTCCGAAACTATCAGAAGTTTATTAAGGAGAATCGTGCTCTAGGTGAGTGCGACCACCCAGATAGCTCCGTGGTGGAACTCAAGAATGTGTCACACATTGTTCGCGAGGCTTATATGGATGGAGATGTGGTCTACGGTGAGGTTGAGTTACTAGATACACCTTGTGGAAAGATTCTCCAAAACCTCGTCGATGCCGGAGTGACTCTTGGTATTTCGTCTCGAGGCGTGGGATCCACAACGAATGACGGTGATCGACAAATCGTCCAGGACGATTTTCAGCTAATATGTTGGGACTATGTGTCTGAGCCATCCACACCAGGTGCCTTTATGATGAAAGAAGGCCGAGAAATCTCAGAGGGTGAGATCAACAGCTACTTTACGAAGACAGATAGAATCGATAGAATCTTCAACGATATTCTCAGTTGGGAGGAAGAATAATGCCACTAAATTATCCGAAGCCAGGTTTAGGACATGTTGCAGAGTTCCAGCGCTCTTGCACACCTTATGTCGACTCCGTCGTCGATGCTACAAAAACGATTACACTAACGTATGTTACGAGTGAAGTTGTAGTTGCTGCATCAGGCGGCGCCGGCACTGTACACTTTGGTGATGTTGCTAGCAAGGCATTCACGATTCCAAGCGGCGCGGCTATAACATTCAAGGTGCGTACAAAGAAAATCGTTATAGTTAGCAGCGGCGTAGGTATCACCGTAAGCGTTTGCGCTTTACTAACTGGTATTTCGTCCAACGAGCTGCCCCAGCATAATCAAAACGACTGGGGATCCACAGCGTAAGGAGGTAATGGTGGCAAAGGTTACTAGAGGAGATCTCAAGGGAATTGTTAAGGAGTGTCTCATTGAGATACTTGCTGAGGGTTTGCTAGCTGATAATAGCACTCAGATGCTGGAAACAACGCCCAGGCGAAAGAAAAAGCGATCCTCACCCAAACAACGGCAAAGGCCCCAGGTTGAGCATGAGCAAGTAATTCAGGAAGCAGTAGCTGGTTTGACAGATGATCCTATGATGGCCGATATTTTTAATGATACTGCCAGAGGCACGCTCCAGGAGCAATTATCTGCGGAAAATATGGGCGGATCTGTCGCCGGCGGCGACTTTGCATCACAACAGGCATCTATGGCAGATCCGGACGATTTATTTGGCGATGCATCTGAAAAGTGGGCTGCTCTAGCATTCTCAGAGGCCGGCTCAAATAAATCTCCTACTTCCGACTGATTTGGGAGTAAGATTTCCCGCCGTCGAGATATGTATTGATGAAACGTCTTTGTACTCATAGGAGATGCGAAAATGGCAAGAGTTAAGAAACTAACCCCAAGAATGCTTAAGAAAATGGTCCTTCAAGAGAAGCGTCGTCTTAGGGAAACATTAGAACAGGGCGAGGAAGATCCTACAAAGGTGGATGCTGAAGAGGCAGATGCTGATGAGCAGGCTGATACCCTCGAGAAAGATATTGACTACATCAAGGTTCTCAAGATTGAGGAAAGGAAGCTACAGTCAAAGCTTCGTCGGGTAAATGAGGTCAAGAAGAAATTGCGTCGCCGAGTTTTGCGAAAGCTTACATAGGCAGCTACTTAAGGAGATAAGTTATGGCGAATCATAAACAAATAAAGGTTGAAGCAATAGTCTCAGAGGGCAGAATGGGAGGACATTCGTCCGCAAATATGTCTTCAATCTATGCATCCAGTCCAATTCACTCAGGTGAGATGACTGATGACTCTGTGAAAGAGCAGTATCAGGGTGAGGTTCTTGACGCTGTAATAAACGACGCGGGACACACGTTCGGAACGTACGATACCAGCTACACCGATGCTCCTGCCTATGATGAGGTGGAGACAGGTGGCGGCGGCTTGCCGGCAAGTCCATGGGTACCCAATCCTAATTCACCCGGTCCTGGAAGTCAGAATCCTTCTGATCAGGCTGAGGCACCTGATGGCTACGGCGAGAAGCCCGGCGATACATGGGGCTCCGGTGTGGGCTCACAGCTAAGTCCAAAATCATCATCTGAGAAGACCTCAGCGCATACCCTAGGTGATTACATTCTAGGCAAAAGCTCTAAGGAATAATTCTTTATAAGAGGAATTCGAAATGCCAACTCAAAAGCAGGCGACAGTCGATCTCCTCGATGAAACACGTGTAATAACTCGGGGAAGGAATGATGCCTCTCTCTCTGTGAGCTTCCCGGATTCTCCAATTATTGGAAAAGACGCGACCCTCACAGACGAAGAGAGGCATTCCACATTTCAGGATCTGGCTCTCGATGGTAAAATTTTGAATGGTTGGTGCTTTGATAGTTTCAATAGGGACTATTATGCAAATGGCGCGCCGACCTTAGAGAATCCTCCCCCCGGACAAGGTGTGCCGGATGTAGAGACAGGCCCAGCTGGCTTACCAGCATCTCCGCACATGCCCAATCCAGTATCTCCCGGTCTGGGTAATGGTGTGAATCCTACTAATATGGGTGAGCCCCCAGTTGAAATTGAAAGTATGGCCCAACATGCATCTATGCCTCCATTTGTTGGCGAAGGCTCGGGCTTAAGTCCACAAAAATCATCGAAGAGAATGTCCGGAACAAAGTTGGGAGATTATCTAATGGGTAAGAGCTCGGATCAGTTGACAGGCGCAGACAGCCGCGGCCTCATTACTCCGAGCGAGTAAGGGTTGCTGTAATGCCAATGACACAAACAGGCGCCCAGGGCAGAGGATTCCAGGGTGATAGTAGACAAGGTCTTGGGTACGGTACAGCAACATCAACCGGTCGCAATGAACCTAGACAGTCCTCGTCTTATTTTCCATATCTAGATCCTGACAGTTATGAGCCAACTGAGGAGGATATCTTGGACGATGAGACGCTCGACATTTTTGTTAGAAAGGTGAACGGGGATTACGTTTCAACAGACTCTGAACGGCACAAAGGAAATGATCCATTTTATTTTGTTGGAGCTAACACTAAGTTAGTTAGTTGTTTTCTAAGGGCCGACGAGATTTTGTCAGAGGTTGAGATTGTCTCTCATCAACTAGGTTTGGGAGGTCCTTTAGGCTCAGCTGACCCTACAATCACACGCGCCGGCGGAAGAGTTCGTACTGTTCCTGCCCTAGGAACTGGATCTAAGAAAGGATATTTTAGTCCACACCCTAAGCCTGTTGAGACAGACCTAGAAGTTGTTCCGACCCCAGATGAACTGGACCAGGATCCTGTGTGGTCACTGGAAGATGTCCCAAGCGATGATGAGAGAGCACTATTGAAGATAAGGAATGCCATTGACTCAATACACAAAGAACAAGAGTTAGTTGACACGTACGTAAAAACATGAGTAGACCAGTAAATGTTAGTGTTAGGATGGGTGGGAAGATTCGAACTGTGGAACAACTTATTCGAAGATTCATGAAAGTGTGTAAGGACGAGAGAATTATTGAGGAGTGGAAGAGCAAGCAGATCCATGAAACGAAGAGTCAAAAGCGCCGGCGCAAGAAGGCAGCAGGCATTACTCGAGCCAAACACAAAGCACAAAGTCAGAAGAAGGACCGTTGACAATGAAACATTTGTCGCCCGTGTGTAATTTTTGCACCCAGGATCATACTTATGAACGGATCCACGTCGTTTAGCGAGAGAGATTACAACTATGGCGAATAATCTATATCAAGAGGCTATTGCAGAGGCACGTCAACTCAAGGAGATGGCGGAGCAAAATGCTAAGAACAAGATAATTGATGCTGTAACTCCTAGAATTCGAGCTCTCATCGAGCAGCAGCTTCTTGGTGAGCAGGCAGAACTCGATGAGCCAGCTGGGCTAGAGGACATGTTTCCGGAGGAGCTTCCAGATGATGAGGCCCCGCTGGGGGGAGACATTGAAGTTCTCGACTTGGGAGCTCTAGGACAACCTCCGGAGCAGCAGCCAAAGATATCAGTCACAGCGGGCAACGTTGAGATTGAGATAGGTGAGGAAGATGAGGGTGAAGAGGACGAGGATCTACTCTTAAGTACAGAGTCGATTGACGCGCTCAGAACAATCATTAGGAATGGGAATAGTGGCAAGACATTCCATAGGACTCAGCGACGAATCAAGGAGATGTCTCGTAGGGTTCGTCATTTGGACAGAATTATTGAGACTTTGGGCCCCAATCGATTGAGCCCATCACAGAGAAAATCTGTCCGCAATTATTACACCGTTTTATTGAGAGAGATAATAACTTTACGGAAGCGCGTCATACTTATGGAAAGAGACACTGGTAGGAGTACCCTACAGGGACGCGTCGAAAACATTCTTAAGGAGATGAGGAACATGTCCAAGCGACGAAGCAAAAACGCAATTTTTGATAGATTATTCGAACGATCTGGCAAGCTCAATGAGCTTGAGGCCGTTCTTTCACTTACCCCGGACGATGAGGACGAGGGTACCGAGGTGGAAGATCTTCTCGCAGACCTAGAGATTTCCATGGAGGTCGAGGACGCCGAGGGCGGCGGAGAAGACGAGGATGCCGAGGAAGAGGGCGACGAGGATATGGAAGACGAGGGAGGCGAGGAAGAGCTTGAGCTCGAGGCCGACCTTATCGTCATTGATAACGCTGATGAGGAAGAGGTCGTTGAGATCGATGAGTCTATGCTACGCCGTGAGCTTCGCAGAATGCGACGAATTGCCGAACAGACAGACGGCGCCGAGGATGTTGATCAGTCAGCAGACGCATTTGGTGGCGGAGACTCTGAGGAAGAGGCCTTCGTTGATGTCGATGAGGATGCGCTACTAAACGCATTGGCCGATGAGCTAGGATCAAACGACGGTGGCTCGCCCACGGTCGAGAGCCGTAGACGACGCCGTTCCCGCAAACTCTCCGAGATTCGCAGGAATAAGCGCGCGCGCGCCGCGTCTAATAAAGGACAAGTCAAGGAGGGCCGACAAAATCGAGCTCTCAAGGTGAAGTTGGTTGAGTACAAGAAGGCGATTCTTTCCCTTCGTAAGCAACTAACTGAGATGAATCTGTTCAACGCGAAGCTACTCTATGCGAATAAGCTGATGCAGAACAGAAATGTGACACCGCGACAGCAGCGGTCAATCGTTGAGGCACTTGATAATGCCAAGACGCTGAGGGAAGCAAAGCTTCTCTATAAGAGTTTGACGTCGTCACTCAATAAGAAGGGAACAACCCTTACCGAGGGACGTAATCGAAGGACGCTCGGTTCGTCTTCCAGATCAACCCGACCCGCAGGGGTCAAGAGTGGTGTTGAGGTAGATAGATGGGCAGTTCTAGCCGGTATTTCTGGTGAGAACAAGTAACAGTCTATTATACTACTATGATTTATTCAACGCCTCTAGACAGGCTCAAGGAGATACGAAATGTCTAACAATTTTTCCCTAGACCAACTGACGGAGGGTATCCGTCAGCGTCACCTAGGCACTCAGAATCGACGCCTGATCGAGAAGTGGTCCAGAACTGGACTTCTCCGCGGTCTTAAGGCAACCAAGCGCGAGAACATGGCTCTCATGCTTGAGAATCAGGCTAGTCAGCTACTTCGTGAGGCCAATTCAATTTCAACTGGCGGAGGTAGCGGTGCTTCAAGTGGCAACCTTCGTGGTTTCACCAACATCGCCTTCCCGATCGTGCGTCGGGTCTTCGGTGGTCTGGTTGCCAACGAGCTAGTGTCCATTCAGCCGATGAGTCTTCCCTCGGGACTGCTCTTCTATCTGGACTACACTTATGGAACTCCACAGGGTGGTGTCCAGGCGGATAACTCCGGTACAGCGACCTATCTCTCAGGTTCGTCAATCTACAACAACCCAGCTGGCAAGGGCGTAAAGGCCGGATCAGATGCGGTTGGTGGTCAGTATGACCTAGCCGGTTCAGGTTACTCCCGAGTTCACAGTCGTTCCAACGATATTTCCAGATCCGACGCCGGCGCAACACACACAGTTGCAAACGCGGGTAAAGGCTCCGGAACAGGTGCGTATGTGGGCGGTGCTCTGACAGCTGCAGCGAATCTCTCTCTGTCTGTTTCCGGTACTACAACACAGGCAGATGTTGACAAGGCCAAGAAGCTGCTCGACTACGATCCTCAGATCATGAAGGATATCGATGATGGCGGAAACTGGAAGGTCGTGTTTGTGTCTCTTGGCTATGGAGACGATTCCACAGCCACAGACTTGGATACTGCGGATCTGACCATGATCAAGGATTTGGCTCTCGTTGAGACAGCTACCGACGGCGCCGCTCCAACAGTGCTTAGTGCGATCGTGGCTGCTGACGCGATTCAGGGTGGTAAGGTCTTCAACGTTCGTCGACTAAATCAGCTTGGAACTCTGGCAGCGGGTAACACCAACTCGTTCGTGGTAGATCCTACAGTCACAACGGCTGATGATACTGCGTGTATCAAGATGATTGTCAAGTGTTCCGCGGCAACGACTCTAGAGAGTGCAGCTGCTATCGATAGAACGTGTCTTAGCTTTGTCGTGTCGCCTACTAAGAATACAACCGCTCCGGACACCCTGGTGATTCCCGCGTTTGAGTCTGATATGGCAACTGATCCTTCACCGACGATCCCCGAGATCGACATCAAGGTGGAATCGATCGCCGTCACCGCTGCGACCCGTAAGTTGCGCGCCCGATGGACCCCAGAGCTGGCTCAGGACCTGAATGCTTACCACAGCCTCGACGCTGAGGTGGAGCTAACCCAGATCCTGTCCGAGCAGATCGCCCTGGAACTCGACCGCGAGATCCTAAATGATCTTCTCACCGGTGCTACTGGTGCCAACCTTTATTGGTCACGTGCACCTGGTAAGTTCGTCAACAAGGAGACTGGTTCTGAGATTAGTTCGACCACATCACTCACACCTGGACCTTCCTTCACTGGATCGGTTCGTGAGTGGTATGAGACTCTGACCGAGACCATTATCGACTGTGCTAACAGTATTCATCGCAAGACCCTCCGTGGTTCGGCCAACTTTATTGTGGTCTCCCCGGATGTTGCGACGATTCTGGAATGCTCAGTTCAGTACCGTCCGGATTATAGCCTCGATGGCGATGGTCAGGTGGGTGCTCCGTTCTCGCTGGGTGCCGACAAGGCAGGCTCCCTCAGCAACCGCTTTACGGTTTACAAGGATCCGTACTTCCCACGGAACAAGGTTCTTGTCGGCTACAAGGGTGGAAGCTATCTCGAGACGGGATACGTCTACGCTCCGTACGTTCCGCTTATTGTCACTCCGACAATCTTCGCGCCTGAGGACTTCACCCCGAGAAAGGGTGTCATGACTCGCTACGGCAAGAAGATGGTTCGTGCTGACTTCTACGGTACTGTTACGGTTCAGGATCTCAACATCATCTAGTCCTCGGACTAGTGGATCGAAAGATCACGGGGCGCCTCCAACTAGGAGGCGCCTTTTTTTTTGTTCGACAGGATAATCTTATTGTTATCTGTGATACTTATTGTTGGGCCATTGGAGCCCTTTGATACCATGTAAGGAGGAACCCATGGCTGAAGAGAAAAAGACATCTGAATTCACTGAGAAGAAGGTCGCTGCACCCAAAAAGGCTGCTACACCAAAAAAGACTGTTATGACACCGAAGAAACCGGTACCGCAGTCGGCACCAGTAGTTGAGCCCCCACCTGTAGCTAAGACTGCTCCGGTAGTTGAGGTCCCACCTGTAGCTAAGATTGCTCCGGTAGTTGAGACCACACCAGAAAAGACAGGCTTTGAGGTCACAGTTGGCGTGGACCATCGCGTTGTTGGCGGACACGGGCACGGTGTTATTGTTTCTAGAGGCGTGAGAAAAGATAAGAGTGGTGCAGAATTTGGCGTTTTTGTGGTTAGACTTGACAATGGTGAAGTTCGAGAATACACACAGGGTGCTCTAAGACCTGAGTAATTGATTGAAATAATGATTATGAGTGCCTACTTATCGATAGGCCCGGTCCAAATAATCAGCCGAACTCCCCGGCGGATCGGAATCATGGGAACAAAGGAGAAAGATTATGCCTCAAGTAAAAGTAACAGACGCGAAAGGTCTATTTCAACAGGCCGGCTCCGGTCTGATCATTGAGTCCACGGGCGCGGAGGGAGTTATTGTATCAGCTGAGACTGACATTCCTGTCGCCGTGGGTGATACGGACATATCATTTTTAATGCCTGCTGGAGCTCTGGTGACAGAGTTCGGAATTGTGTGCACATCAGAACTTGGCGGCGCAGGCGATGACGGCACTGTAACAGTCAAGATGGGCACCACCGCCGCCGGCGGAGAGCTTGTTGCAGCTGCAGTGGTCTGCGATGCCAATTCACCCATGGCTGCAGGAGCTTCTATGTCCACTGCTAACCTCGTTGAGGGTGACGCCTCAGGCGCACCTTTTGCGAACTTTGTGGATGCATCAGCACTTCACTCGACCACCGCACGGACACTTTACTGTCGTGTGGCCCAGGGCGCCGGCGTAGCTCCAGCTATCGGGAAGCTTTTTGCATTCATCAAATACACCGTGGTCGCGTAGATTAAAGGAGAAAGATTATGCCTCAAGTAAAAGTAACAGACGCGAAAGGTCTATTTCAACAGTCCGGAACAGGGGTCGTCATCC